GCAACCGCGACGAAGGGGCGATGCCGACCAACTACGCCGATCTCGCCCGGGCCTTCGCGCAGGAGTACAACGTCACGGGCCGCAACCGCACGCAGCTCATGCCGCTGCTCGAGACGTTCCTGCGCTCTCGCGGCATCCTCGACCCCTCGACCTACAGCGAGAACATCTTCAACACGCTCTCGGTCCCGATGCAGGAAGGCGGATCGGTCGATCTGGAGCGGCTCGCGCGGCGGTATGCCGATGGCGGCGCGGTCGATGAGGATGAGCCGAGCTTCTTCAGCCTGTCGGGCCAAGAGCGCCGGCGCGCCCTCGACGCGCTCAACGAGAGGATCGGCGAAGGCGTCCGCTACTACCTCGGGCCGACACCGATCCCGCAACTGCTTGGCCTCGCCGCCGAGATGACGCCCAGCCGCACGGTCGAGCGCGCGAGCGATGCTTCTCGACGCATGGCACGACCGGGCCTGACACCGCTTCAGCGCGCAACCGCAGGCGCCGAGATGCTGGGCGACGTTGCTACGGTTGTTGCCCCGATTGCGATGGGCGCGCGTGGTGCCATGCCGATGGCCGAGGCGGCGCAGGAAGCCTTCATGGGTCTCAGCGTGCCGGCTCGAGCCGCTGCGCAGGACGTGGTCGACCGCCTCAACCAGCCGGGCCCGATGCCGCGCACGCTCTACAGCAACCCGATGATGCGGGCCGAGGAAGAAGCCGCTGGCATCCGCGCCTATCACGGCTCGCCGCACACGTTCGATCGGTTCGACATGTCGAAGATCGGCACAGGCGAGGGAGCGCAGGCTTTCGGGCGCGGGCTGTATTTTGCCGAAAAAGAAGATGTGGCGCGGGGCTATCGTGATGCACTGAGTGAATTCGTCCCCGGCATCAACGGCGTTCCTTTGTCTCGACTGGAGACGACTGGCGGTGGAGAGGTTGCAGATGCAATTGCGAACCGCATGGTAAACGCTGGAATCAATGATGTTTATGAGGCCGCAGACTCTGTTGCCAGAACAACAGATGCTGCTTGGCCGGAAATCATGGCTGCGAGAGATTGGCTTGCGTCAAAAGTAGAAAACGTGGGAGCATCGGGCCGCATGTATGAAGTCAACATCGCCGGCCAGCCAGAGGACTTCATCGACTACGACAAGCCGCTCAGTGAGCAGTCTGATCTGGTGAAGAAGTATTTTGGCTACGTCCCCAAGCCAACAGCGGAAGAAGAAAGAGCCGCGATCGACGCAATGCTCGGCATCGGTGATCCCGCGTCAAGGCCGGTCGACATCGAAGACATGTATCGCAGAGAATCGGCGGCGAACGAAGCAGAGAGACGCTTTCAGCGCCAAGTTCAAGGTGGCGGCATAGATGAGGCGGCGCGCATCGCGTTAAGCGAGGCAGGCGTTCCCGGTGTCCGTTATCTTGACGCTGGCTCGCGTCGTGATGGCGACGGCTCCCGCAACTACGTCGTCTTCGACGATCGCCTCATCAGCATCGTCCGCATGTATGGCATCGCCGGCGCGGCGGCCCTGCTTGGCGTGAGCGTGGCCGATGTCGAGCAGGCGATGGCAGAAGGCATGGCGGCCGAAGGCATGGACAAAGCTGAAGGCGGCGTTGTCCGTTCTGATGGTGACGGCGTAACTAATTCAGAGCCGAAGGAATATGCTGTCGGCGGCATGGTCTCGCAATACGATCCTGCTATGATCGACCAGATCGTGAACCGAGTGAGAGGGGCCGGCCGTGGCTGACATCGACGACGACGAAGGCGAGACCGTATCCTTCGAGGACACGCTGCCCGAGGTGGAAGACACCGAGGACGGTGGCGCCGTGATCCGCATGGAGAACGAGCGCGACGAGAAGGTGAACCGGGCTCATTTTGCCAACATCGTCGAAGATGTCGACCCGGGGATGCTCAAGGAAGCTGTGACCGACCTCCTCGACAAGATCGAGAAGGACAAGCAGGCGCGCGAGAAGCGCGACAAGCAGTATGAGGAGGGGCTGCGGCGCACCGGCCTTGGTGACGACGCCCCGGGCGGTGCCCAGTTCACGGGCGCCAACAAGGTCGTGCATCCGATGCTGGTCGAGGCCTGCGTCGACTTCTCGGCCCGCTTTATGAAGGAGATCTTCCCGCCGACAGGGCCGGTGAAGAGCAAGATCTACGGCGAGCAGGACAAGCAGAAGGTCGAGAAGGCCGAGCGCAAGACCGAGTTTATGAACTGGCAGACGACGACCCAGATGCCCGAGTTCCGCAGCGAGCTTGAGCAACTGAGCACGCAGCTCCCGCTTGGGGGCGGCCAGTACATGAAGTTCCTCTGGAACTCGCAGCGCCGACGCCCGATGGCCGAGTTCGTGCCGATCGACGACGTCTACCTGCCCTTCGCGGCCACCAATTTCTACACGGCCGAGCGCAAGACGCATGTGCAGTACATCACGAAGATGGAGTACCAGCGCCGCGTCAAGTCGGGCATGTATATCGACGTCGACCTCGGCTACGCGGGCGAGATCGACTGGAGCAAGTCGTCGATCGCCAACGACAAGATCGAGGGCCGCAAGGAGACGTCCTACAACGAGGACGGGCTGCGCACGATCTACGAGGTCTATACCTACCTCGACTTCGGCGACGACCTCGAGCCCTACATCCTGTCGATCGACAAGACGACCGAGAAGCCGCTCGCGCTCTACCGCAACTGGGAGCCCGAGGACGAGATGAAGTGCGAGCTCGACTGGATCGTGGAGTTCCCCTTCGTGCCGTGGCGCGGTGCCTACCCGATCGGCCTCACCCACATGATCGGCGGCCTCAGTGGCGCGGCCACGGGCGCCCTGCGCGCTCTGCTCGACAGCGCCCACATCCAGAACGTGCCGACCCTGCTCAAGCTCAAGGGCGGCCCCAACGGGCAGACGATCAACGTGCAGCCGACCGAGGTCGTCGAGATGGAGGGCGGCGCGCTAGTCGACGACGTCCGCAAGCTCGCGATGCCGCTGCCGTTCAACGGCCCCAGCCCGACGCTGTTCCAGTTGCTGGGCTTCCTCGTCGACGCTGGCAAGGGCGTCGTGCAGACGAGCTTCGAGAAGCTCTCGGACCAGAACCCCAACATGCCGGTCGGCACCACGATGGCGCTGATCGAGCAGGGCATGGTGGTCTTCTCGAGCATCCACTCGCGGCTGCACGCCTCGATGGAGAAGTGCTTCTCGATCCTGCACCGGCTCAACAGCGCCTACCTCACCGAGGAGGACATCAAGGCGCACAACGCCGGCCTCGACATCGACCCGAGCGACTTCGACGGGCCGATGGACGTGGTGCCGGTCAGCAACCCGGCGATCTTCAGCGAGACGCAGCGTTTCGCGCAGGTGCAGGCGCTCATGCAGCGCGCGCAGGCGATGCCGCAGCTCTACGACATGCGCAAGGTCGAAGAGATGTTCCTCCGCGCGATGAAGATCCCAGCCGACGAGGTGCTCCAGCCGCAGCCGGCCAGCGAGGACATGGACCCGGTGAGCGAGAACGTCGCGGCGGCGATGGGTCGCCCGCTCTACGTCCTGCCGCGTCAGGACCACATCGCGCACATTATGACGCACATGGCCTTCCTCAAGTCTCCGATCTTCGGCGGCATGAAGACGATCATCGAGCCTGCCGCCTACGCCATGTCGATGCATCTGCGCGACCACCTCTTGAACTACTACTTGGTCGAGGCCCACGACGCGGTCGATCGTGCGCAACGCGAGGATCTGATCAAGGCCGAGGCCGAACAGCAGGTGCAGCTCATCCTTCAGGTGCAGCAGCTGATCGAGCAGCAGCTCGGCGGCTTCTCGCAGGAGCTCAACCAGTTCGCCCAGTTCGCCGAGCAGTTCAAGCCGCAGCCGCAGATGCCGCCCGACAGCTCGATGCAGGTCGCCCAGCTCAACGCCCAGATCAAGGGGCAGGAGATGCAGGCCCGCATGCAGATGGATCAGGCGCGCATGCAGATCGATCAGGCGAGGCTCCAGAGCCAGCAGCAGGTCGACATGGCGAAGCTCTCTGAGCAGCAGCAGGACCGCGCGATCAAGGTGCAGACCGAGCAGATGCGTCAGGCGGCCGAGGATCAGCGCACGGCGGCCGAGATCGCCGCTCGCGAGCGCATGAACACGTCCGACAACGACACGGCGAAGCTCTTGGCTGCGGCCGAGCTGGCGACCGGCGAGCGTGTGTCCGTGAGCACGGGCACGGGCATCAACCCCAACCCGTAGGAGTGAAGCATGAGCGACCACATGTCGAGCGGCAAGACCGTTCCGATGAACACGGCCGAGGTTCCGCAGCACAAGCGGATGGCGGCAGGCGAGGCTGTTGACGGCAAGTCGATGCCGTCGGCCAAAGGGTCGACGTCGAAGACCCCTGCATGAGCTTCGAATCAAGGCTGCTCGGCCGTCTCAAGGAGGAGCAGGGCAAGTTCGCCCTTGATGCCTTGAGGCGGCCACAGACGCGCGATGCCTTCGAGTACGGGCATCGTGTCGGCATGTTCGCGGGCTACGAGGCCGCGATCACCGTACTCTTGAACCTTCTGGATGAGGAGACAAAGCGTGGCAACGACCTCTGAGAACGCTATCGCGGAGGCTTTCCCGGCAGCAGATGCCGGTGTGCAGCCCTTCGGAAGCCGCGTTCTGGTGCAGATCAGGACACCGAAGACGAAGACGGCAGGCGGGTTGATCCTGCACTCCGAGTCGCGGGACACCGAGAAGTGGAACACGCAGGTGGCGAAGGTCATCAGCATTGGACCGCTCGCCTTCAAGAACCGCAACACGATGGATTCGTGGCCGGAAGGGTCGTGGTGCAGGCCCGGCGATTTCGTGCGCGTGCCGAAGTACGGCGGCGACCGCTGGGAAGTGCCGCTCGGGATGAAGGACGGCAACAACGAGTCGGCGATGTTCGTGATCTTCAACGA